ATTGATAACACTGTTCTATCAGATAATGATAATATATTAATAGGTGAAATGATTTTTCCGTTGAATGAATTATTAATTGTTGCAGAAAATAATATTTATCCACAATTTATAAAACCTTTTTGTTTAAGTGAAGATTTACTGATTGCCAAAATTGATGATTTTGGATGTTCCGAAACATTTCCTAATTATTATTTTGATATATATACAGATTATGAAAATTTAAAATATATAGAAAATATTTATTATTTGATAATTAAAAAAGATTATGATTTTGAATTTGATGCAACGTTTTCAATTTATACAATTGATTCCGATTATACGTGTTTTTGGTATAAATATGATATTATTGAAGGTAGGGTCACAAACGACAAATTTCAATATATGTTAAAAGATTATAATTTTACGGAAGATAAACAATTAAAAATCATAGATAATGTTAATTGGTTTACTTTTGATTTAAAAGTAACAAAATGTCTAGATAACAGTTATATACTTAAATAATCCAATAACATCTGAAATTTTTCTCTCGTTGATACAGATTTACTTTGTGTTGTTTTGTAATCATTTAACATCAAGTTTTTTTGTTTTGGATGATTTTTATCACAACAAAACCCATCACCACGAGTCTTGGATTCGGCAATATAATAACAATATTTTGGTATTTCATCCAAATTCACTCCACAATCACTGGGCAAATTATTTTTACGAATATATTCACGTTGTTTTGGTATATATTCTATAATCGGTTTTGTTTCTTTTGGTTGATTGGGTTGTTGCTTTGTGATAATAATTTTTGTTTTTATTACGTCATTATTTTTCTCCCGTTTTGATATTTTATTTAAACATTGTTCCGTTTCTGGAATGACCACATCAATTTCAAATGTATGATTCGCAATATTTTTGCAACTTTCAATGAATTCTCTATCATTTAATGAACCTTTCATATAATTGCATTCAGAACAACAAGCAACACAATTTTCTATAGTGTATCCTTGGTCATTATTTGTTCGGTCGATGCCATTCGTATGATATAAATCCGTTTCCTTTTTACAATAATTGCATTTTTGTTGTATAATATATTTATAATCATTTTCAGTGAGTGTAAAATCAAATCCCTTGGTTTGTGCTCGTGATTTATAAACATCAAACGAAGATGATTGTCGATTAGGAAACAATTCGGGATGATATTGACCAATTCCATCAAATGTTTTAGAAATATGCTGACATTTTTTTATAAAAGTCGTTGGGTCTAATGAACCCTTCATAAAATTACAAATTTTACAACAACTTACACAATTCGCCTTGCAATAACCTTGATTGCTATCCATTCTGTCTATTCCGTTCAATGTTTTCTCGGATTTAAAATGACAATAGAAACAATTGGATGTCATCATCGTATAACTATATTCATCAGTTAAATCATCATTCCAAAATATTTTCTTGGTTTGTGCTTGTTCTTTTATAGCACGGAAACGGTTTGCAAAATTATTAGTGGCATATTCAGAACAGTGTTTTTTGTTTTTATCATACCATTCTTTATGTATTATTGCATTTTTTTCCAAATATGCTGTTTCGTCCTTTTCTCTTTCTCTTTCACGATATGCAATGTCTCGTCTGACTTCTCGTTGTTGAGCATTTCTTTTTGCAATTATAGCTGGTTCTTTTTTATGTTTATCGTCTCTTTCTCTACAACCAAGACATTGTTTTACATTTTTTCCTGTTTTTCCTATAAAATTTTCTTCAAGTCGATACACTTTACAATGAGTGCATTGTATTCCCGAATCCTTATTTTGTGGTAATCGATTTACCTCGTTTGTGCTCATTGTTTGAAGTATATTTTATGGTAAATTTCATTCAATTTTTTTTAGATTATATAAATATTTTACATAATTTAATAACAAAAAATAACAATATTGATGTATCTGTTTAATTGGAATAGGCGCTCTACTACCAAAGATTTTCACCTTTGGGATGGACTGTATCTTAAGCAGACTCAGGTTGCTTACACCTTCATCGTCTACCGACTACCGTTCAGTCTCTGACGGCAAACCATTGACTAGCATATAAATCGTCTTTAGGTTTTAACCATGCGGATTGTCCAATCTTTAACATTATTACGATACCCAAGTTCTATTCTTGGCCATAGATGGATTTCTCTCACCTACTTCGTAGTTAAAGCTCTAAGGAGTTCCCCGAACAACAAGTAATCTTGCAAGGAATTCAATTCCTCACTAACAACTGACTAATACTACAGGAGTCAAACCGAAATTATCCGCAAACATTGCCTGTTTGTTTGCGGCGTGTTGTTTTTCTGAGCCATATTGTAATCCATTCAAAAACTTTTTTAGTTGAATAAAAAAGAATCGAATAAACGACAAATTAACTCCAGCCATTCCTGACATAACTCTCAATATATTGTAATTTACAGCATACACTCGGACCTTGGCAGTGGCAGTTCCGCTGACAGTGGGTGAGGAGAGCACCAACTGGAGAACAGCATTGTCAATTCGCGAAAAATTGCAACTCCCGCTTGGCTGGTGTTCTTCAGGACGCAGAGCGAAGGAATAAACATTGATTCCAGCATCTGGTGCTCGGGTGTGGTGTTGGTATGGTTGAACTACATCAAAGTATGAACCTTCTCGTTCAGTGAATCGATCTTGTCCATTAAGCTGTAATTTAGCAGTGACCACTGGATTTTCACCCCAACAGTGCATATCCAAAGCAGTTTCAGCGAGAACAAAGGTTCCAGCATCAGATACGTATGACCCTGAAACGGCAGTTCCTGATGCGGCATCAAAGGGTTGGTATTGGGTGGTTCCATTCCATTCTGAAGTGGCGGAAAGACCTTGGATGTCACCTGCACCTGGCATCTGGAAAAGACCAGAGGCAGTGATGAAGTTGTTTGAACCAGCGCCTACAGTGGTTCCTGATGCTCCGGTTTCCTGTGGTCCACCGAAAGCGTGGACGGCATTTGGAAGTGCATCAATGGCATCAGTGTAGTTGAATGGCTGGGCTCCAAGGGTCTTGAAAAGAACGGAACCGGCTTGTAGGGATGAACAATAATCCACATTGGCATCTGGCTGAACAACCCAAATCAACTCTTTGGTTGGGTGGTTGAAGTTCAATTTGATCTTGTTCGCACTTGAACCTACGCTCTCATCTCCAGTGAATTGAAGTTGCTCTATCAAATATTCGTGAGGATTTTGTGCCATCTTTCTTCGCTCGTCGGTATCTAAGAAGATATAGTCCAAGTAAAGGGATGCGGCAACAAGGGATTGCTGATAAGCACTGGATACAGAGGCAACACCTGAGAATCCTGGTTGAAGGGTCTTGACAGCCCATAAGCACTCACCAATAGGTCTAAAGTCAATGTTGATTTTAACTTCGTGATACTGTACTTCACGATATACCCCACCTTTCGGTGTATTTAATATTAAAGGGAATAGACTATATCTTAAGCCTTCATTGAAGTTTGATAACTTCTCAGACCCATTACCATTTAGTCGTTGAACCTTCCTCATATCCTATCATATCGGACTTAGAGGCTTGGCTGCGGATTGTCCATTTCAGAAAATATCTTAATATTTTCTTCATACGGGGGATTATTACGATACCTCAGTTCTAATCTGAGCCACTTTAAACTTTTATTTAAAGCTTCGTACCCCAAAAATTGATTGTTTAGTTTATTAAAACGAAATACAGATATAAAATTGTTAAAGTAGTGATGATGTTCTATGCGATTTGTTTTTTCCAAATTTTCTTCTATTATGAGTGGTTGTAAGTTTGTCCAGTGAAAGCAAATATGTAAATTATTTTCGTCATTAAAGTCGAATTTGCTTACAGGTAAAATATGGTCAATATGCCAATATGTTCCGAAATTGTCCCAAGTCATTGTTTCATTAAATCGATATTCAATCCAATTTTTTAAAAACGATAAATCACAACCAAGATATTCAACAGAGTGTTTTGTTTTATTACGTGTTATTAATTTGTACATTCTACTTCGAATTAAACAAACTAATTTGTAATTAACATCACTATTGTATCTTTGTTTTAATCTTTCATTTATTATTGAACGTCTTTGTTTTTCTAAAAGTTTTTTTCTTTCAATGACTTCAGGACGATTGAAATATTCAGTGTATCTTTGTTTTATTTCTGGAATATTTCGATACTCTTTTCTTTTATTTTTAATTTCGGGACGTTGTTCATATTTTTTTTCTAATTTTTTTGTTTCAGGACGACTGCGATATTCTTTTTTATATTCTTTTCGATTTTCTTTATTGTTAATCGCATATTCTTTAGAATATTTACAAACACATTCTTTACAATCACTTCGAATACCATTTGGTTTTCTTTTATCTTTATGAAACATACTGAAGGATAATTCTTTATCACATTTTGTGCAAACTTTTACATTATTCATACTACTATATATTTTATTATTCTTATTTTTTAAATCAATTTTTTTTACGTCTTTGGGAGTTTCCCGCAATTTGGAAATGTTGCCGATGTTGTGTTTAATAACAAGCGACTAACATCTGTGAAACGTTTTTTTCGTTCTGAGACACAAACAATTTTTTCCCAAAAAAGAGCTCAGATTTTTTGGGTTGGATGTTTTTCTGCCCTACAGTTTTCAAGGCAATGAGAGGAAGGGCCAGCCCGGGATTTCTTGAAAACCAAAATAACAGAGGAATGTAAAGAGTGGTTTCTGGAAGGGCGTTTCTTGGGGCACATACTTGGGATGGACCACCTGAGGATGCACAAGGTCCAGTGACATTGGCAAAGGTTGGGTCAGTGATGTATGTGAGTTGAGTGGTGTTTCCAATGAGTTTGAAGTATCCTCTGAGTTGTTCTGAGGTCTGGGTAAGTTGATTCCAGATGTGCATCCAATCACCATATTGACGGTCGATTCTCTGTCCACCGATTTCGACTTCAACTTGGGCAATGATTTGCTCACCAATGAAATCTAACCAACGGGCATAAACACCGTCATTGTAAGTTCCAGATGTTGGAACCATTGACTGGTTGATTTCTGGAAGAGTAAGTTGTAAATATGTTCTGTAGACCAAATCACCATTTCTGGAGATGGTGCAGGTAACTCTTCGACCAAAGTCGGCTTGACCATTGAAGGTCTGCTCGATACTTTCTTGCGAGAAATTTGTATGTCTACGATACGACACTTTCCAGAAGGTAATCTCAGGAGTTCCAGTTAAAAAAACGTCTTGTGCGCCATAGGCCACTAATTGCATCACTTTTCCCCTTAATTTACGACGAAATTAAAGGTAATACCGGAGTATAACTATAAAGAATTTCCTCTTTATATTCTCCACGTGCTTTTTAAATGGGCACATTACTCTCTCGAGTAGGAGTAGACTATATTTTAAGGAATCATAATGACGTGTTAAATCATTCATCCCCACAACCATTTAGTCGTTGAACCTTCCTCATATTCTAACATAACGAACTTAGAGGCTTGGCTGCGGATTGTCTCTATTTCTCAACTTTTTACTCTGAAAGTGATTAACTTTCACCATTACATAGTTTCCTATATAATTTAGTATTGAGAACCTAACAAGAATTCCCCGCAATTTGGACGTGTCGCAATCATAGATACGTTATATGTATCTACAATCACTTGCCTCACTTTTGGTGAGACAGGCCCCGATGCTATTTGAGGCTCCACCCATATTATATTATAGACTACCTAAAGAAAAGAATTTCAGAGAAATTGATTTAATTATTATTTTATTAAGTTTTATTATATTTTTCTAAATTCTTATTCATTTTGCTTCTTTTAAATTGTTTTATTTAATCATTTATACATTTCTAAAACAATATAAAGAAAGGCTACCTTATATTGTATAATGGACATCCTAAAGGCATTTTCATTACTAGACGCAAACCACGAAATAAACATTCAGGGAACTTTAGAAGACCCACTATTTCAAGCCAATCAAATTGGTAAATTATTGGGAATCATTAAAATAAGAAATTCAATAAGTGATTTTAATGATGATGAACGGGTAGCCCAAGTCACAGGCACCCTTGGTGGAAATCAAGAAACAGTTTTTTTAACTGAAATTGGTCTTTATAAATTATTGGGACGTTCAAAAAAACCTATTGCATCAATATTTCAAAAATGGATGATAAATGTTCTGAAAGAAATTAGAATTAATGGAATGTATAAACTTCAACAAGAGAGAGAAATAGACAGAAAATTATTGGAAAATAAATGTAAAAAAAGTCATCATAATACATTATTGAAAGCATTTCACAAAAAAAAACTTATTTATATTTGCAAATTGAATGATGTAGATGAAACTCATTATATTATAAAAATAGGTTCATCACAAGATATTAAATCCAGAATAAACAATATTGCAACACAATATGGAATTGCTGAACCCCTTTTATTGGACATTATAGAAACTAACAATATGATTCCATTTGAAAATTTTATTCATAAACATTCTTTTATTTCACAATACCATGAAGCACAGACCATTCAAAATGGTATTTCAACGAGAGAAACATATTTAGTAGATAATGCACAATATAATGAATTTATAAAAATAATTCAAGAAAATAAATCAAAATTTGAAGATAATGAAAATAGTATTGAAATGGAACAAGAACGACAAAAAACGGAACAATTAAGGAATGATGTTGAGGATAAAATAATTATACAAAAAGAACTAGATATTCAGATTCAAAACCTTCTTTTGGAAAAAGAAAAGGTAATTTTGAAACAAAAAGAAAATGATAATGCAATCGAAGAAAGACCTGTAGGTTATACTCTCTCGAATTTTCAAGTAAAAAAAAGAAATAATGGAGAGAGAATACCACAAATCTATAAATATGACCCCGACAATTTGCAAACGCCCATAAAAATCTATGATTCTCCCGCCGATGCCGAGAGAGAAGAGGGAAATATCAGTGTCAGTGCTTTGAAACTTGCCACAATAAATAACACCATTTATAAAGACCATCGATGGTTTATAGTTCATCGAAATGAACCGACACCACAAACCATACCTGAAACCGTAGCCAGTAAAAGTCGTTCAACGGATATTCATTATATAGCAATGATGGATATAAAAAAAACTAAAATTGTGCAAGTATTTGCCACACAAAAGGATGCGGCAGAAGCAAGAAATATGAAAACAAACGGTTTCTCTCGAGCCATTAAAGAAGATACACAATCCAGTGGTCATTATTGGAATTATTTCGACAAATGTTCAGAAGAAATGCAAAGTGAATATTTATTGAATAATACTTTACCAGAAAAATTCACTCCAACAGTTGGAAAAAAAATTCAACAAATCGACCCTAAAACAAATACAGTTTTGAAAACATATCCATCCAAACGCGATATTATAAAATTATTTCAAATGTCCAACACAACACTGTCTCGACTTATTGATACAGATGAAATTTATAAAGGGTATAAGTGGAGTAGTGGGTAGGGCGCTACAAAGTTCCAAGATTATATGATGCGATTGGTGCTTTGCGCCTTCACCACAACAACCCCTCTCCTTTTAATTCATATAAATCTTTAATTCATCAAAAATATTCTTTGTAATAACAGTATTGATAGAATCATCAGGCCATTTATAGTCTAATTTCTTCCACATATTTTTCAACATTCAACTGCATTTCAGAACACTTTTGTTCTAAAATGGTTTTACGAATTTCTTTATCTTTTAGTTCTCTGTATTCTTTTGTTAATAAAAATTTTATTGAATTACCGTTATGGTCAACTAATGATGATAAATTCATATCCATACTACTATAATATACAGATATTTATGTTATTTTACAATCAATTTTATAAAAAATTGAATTAAAATTATCTTATAATTATATATAAGATGTCAACAATAACACATTATGAAATTAATAATATATTTTCAAATCAATGCTTATGTCAAGATTCTCTAAAAGATAAATTAACAATACAAAATACAATCAATAAAGAAAATATTGTTTCAGTTTTCACAAATGAAGGAAAACCACAAGCAAGTTTAAATAATTTATTAAATGATAATGAGAGAAAAGTTGGTAATACAAACTGGAATGTTTTATATAAAGGTTCTGAATTTAATAATGAACGATTTGATAATTTAGAAAATGAAATGAAATCAATGAAAAATGAAATGAAATCAATGAAAAATGAAATGAAGCGTTCAAAAAATGTTATTGTCAATATAGTTGGAGAAACAATAAGAAACACAGCAAGTAATATTATTTTATTCTTTTTAAAAGAACAGCCCAAACAAAATGTTTCAGATTCTCATCGTTTTACCAAAAATAATACTGATAATCTAAAGAAACTTGAAGAATTAATTGATGAAAACAATTTTAAATATAATGAAAAAATATTAGGAAGGGAATTCGATAAAATAATTACTTTAAGAAATAAATGCATTCATCCGTGTAATTTAGATGAATTACAAAATAAAGTAGAAGAATGTAAGAGGTATATTGAAGATTATCCAGAATTGATAAACAATTTTGAATATGAAATATTTACTATAAAACACTATAATGAATTTATATAAAAAAATTGAAAAATTAAATCCACTTTATTTTATTATACAAATATGAATTCAACAGAACGTTTCGATAAATTAGAAGGTGATTTAGAATCAATGAGAGAAGACATAAAAAAATTAAATACCAAAGTGAATGATTTAGAAAATAATATAAAACGTTTAGATAATGTTGTCATTAAATTAGTTGAACAAACAATACGAAACACAGCAACCAATATCATTCTATTATTTTGGGATGAAGACGAGACTGAAAAACCCACAAAATCTCACATTTTCAAAAAAAACAATGGTAATTTGGAATTATTGGAAGGTTTCATTGAAGAAAACCATATAGAATACAATAAAAAAAAATTGGCGAAAGAATTCGATAAAATTATTGCTTCAAGAAATGAATGTATTTATCCGTCTTCTCTGGGAGATTTGGCAAATGAAGTAGAAAAATGCAAAAAGTATATTGAAGAATATCCCCAATTAAAAACAGAATTTAAATACGAGGTTTTCACTATAGAACACTATGATGATTTTATGAAATACTATCTTGAATATATTATATAAATGTTGCAATATACAATTATTTTTTTCTCTCATTATTTTAATGAAAACCCCACCCCCAATAACAAAACACAAAAGAAAAGAAGGTGGTCACAAAAATACAAAAAATCCATCAATTATAATAAACCACGCGGTTTCTCTCAAAAACAATATTGCAAGTTCGGAAGAAAATTAAAAAAATAAAACACAGAATTTGTTTTAATCAAATCAGAAGAAATTGTTTTTTGTTAAATTTATTCATATTTTAATTGGCATATAATTCATCAAAAACTTCATCAGCAACAATATTATTTAATGGGTCATTTGGCCATTGAATATTGGAAGTATATAGGAATTCTTTTTTTATTTCAGTCAATTCATCATTACTGATAACAGGATGAGATAATGTATTTCTCTCGATTGTAATACTTTTAATCAAGTCTTTAAAAATTTGTATTCCATTATTTTTTTTCCTATTATTGGCAAACAAATTATTTATTTTATCATTCATTTTGTCTTTAATTGACAGTTGAGAATCATCTAAATCGTCATCATATTTCCCATTTAATATATCAAACAAATCACATCTCTGAAATTTATAATTTTTTTTTGTAATTTTTTGTTTCTGAAATTCTTTGTAATTATAAATACATTGACTTAATTTTAAAAGTTTCTTATTTTCATCTCTTTCAGTTTTAAAAACTTTAATGTCTTCCGTCAAATCATAAACCTGTTTTTTCAAAATTGCATTTTCTTCTTTAATTATTTTATTATCATTAATTAATAACTCATTATTGTCAATCAACTTTTGTAATTTATCTGTTAATTCTTTGATGGTTTTTTCCAAAAGTTCTTTTTCTTCCTTTAATAGTCTAATTTCTTCCACGTGTGTTTCAACCGATAAAAGCAATTCAGCATAGTTTTTTTCCAATAAATTTTTACGTATTTCCATATTTTTTAAAGACTTTATTACTTCATTATATTCATCGGTTGGTATTAATGTCATTGAAACACCTCTTGTATCTGTTATTGTTGTAATGTCCATTATATAAATATAAATATAATATTTGTATAGTTTTTATGAATTCAATTTTTATGAATATTGAATGAAACCCCATAAATAATTCACACGGAATCGGAATATGAATGACTTCTCTCGTTTCTAAATCAGAAACCTACGGTTTCCGAACCTTCCCTTTTTCAATAAATATCGAATGAAACCCCATAAATAATTCACACGGAATTGGAACATGAATGACTTCTCTCGTCTCTAAATCAGAAACCTACGGTTTCCGAACCTTCCCTTTTCAATAAAAAGATCGAATGAAACCCCATAAATAATTCACACGGAATCGGAATATGAATGACTTCTCTCGTCTCTAAATGAATCAGAACAAGCCCTCCTACCACAAAAGAAGTCAAGTAATCACCACCAGCAACACTAATAATCTGAGGCTCACCACAAAACTGGTATTCATCAAAAATATATTTTTTCAATATATTCAACTTTTCATTCACTAAAATAAACCCATTAATTTTTTGTTTTTCGATATTTCGTAAAATAACCCCCTTACCATAAGAAATGGGAAAATCCAAATTATGACCATAAATGCCCATAATAGAATCCTTTAAATGATAATAGTCCACATTGATTTTGCTATATTGTCCATCCAATAAAAGATGAAAATTCGTAGTGAAAAAGTCAACTTCATTATAAATGGAAGCAAAAATCGCAATTTGATTAACGCCTTTTTCAACGATTTTCGCAATATGAAAAACAAAAAAATTATCCGAAAAAGTAAAAGTTTGCCAACGAAGTGTTTTTTTATCGATGCGATAAAGGATTGTTTTATCGCCGTTTCTCTCATTTTTATGAAACCCCCGAATTTGTAAAGGAGACAATATAAAGTAAATATATTTTTCAGTCGAATAAAAGTCGTGAATCAATGGTATTGTCGGCACATCAACGGTGACTTTGGAAATAACAGTCATATTAGGCGTTAAAAAATAAAAATAAACCTTTTTAAGCAATACACTATAGTCCAATGTTTCAATAGTCCCATTCACAAATTTGGTATGTCCTGAAAAACGTTCAGGATATTGACCTTTAATTTTTTCTATAGTGTCAATGGAACAGTCATTATAATTAAAATTTAATAAATACGGTTTATCTCTCTCGAAAAACACATACAACTTATCATAAATTTGCATCAAAGAAGTATTAGCAACACCAATAATGCTAGGAAACATACGAAATGGATGAAGTAACAATCCAATAAAAATAATAATAGGATGTTTTTCAATAGAAAAATACTTTCTCTCAAATTTGTAAATATCAGTTTCAATATGACTCTTTATGAAAGTCATATTTCCTCCTTGAAAAAAAACTCCCTGAACAACTCCATGTCCTGTAAAAAGATGAAAGAGAGAACGAATTTTATGGGTTTCAATACTGGGTCCAATGAGTCCATAAAATCCATTGATTTGGCTAATAACATTGGTTTGGTTACTGGGAGGCAAACGTATTTTTACGTCAGAATGTCGAAATGGTTTTATATTGCGAAACAACCAACAGTTGATTGTCAATAATTGACATAATAAAAAAAATATCATCATTGATTATAAAGATGACAGAAAACAAAGAAGAAAAACAACCGAATGATAAAAAATACCAATCGTTTTATTTTTCGTTTATATTGACCTATATTTTGATGATAACTACAGGAACTATTACATTAATCGAAGCCCTCCGAACAGACAATGATGTTGCACGTCATATATTTAATTTAGAAACATGCATTTCTATAGTGGCAGGGTTTTTTTATTATAAATTTTTGGAATATTTAGATGGAGCGAAATTACCTGAAGATAAATTGAATGAAATACGTTATTTGGATTGGTCTATTACGACCCCTATGATGTTGTTGGCATTGATGTTGTTTTTGAGTTCAAACGATAATCAATCAGTTCATTTATTGACATATTTATCAGTGATTTTTTTCAATTATATAATGTTGATTTTTGGTTATTGGGGAGAAACAGAAAAAATTCAAAAATTCATTGGATTTATTTTCAGTTTTTTGGCATTTTTTGCGATGTTTGGAATTCTGTTTTTTAAATATGTTTTCAATACGAAATCCTTACCGAATAAAATTTTGTTTGGCTTTTATTTTGTTACCTGGAGTATTTATGGATTGAATTATTATTCTTCTTCGGAAACGAAAAATATTATCTTTAATGTTTTGGATTTGATTTCTAAATGCTTGATTGGATTGTTTATGTGGGCATATTATACTAAAACGATTGTTTTATAAATTATCTGGTGGGAAAATTGAAAAACTTTTTCTGGATTTTGACAAACAACAAAATGATAGACTCTATAAAAATTACGGATGAATTAATAATATTGAATGCAAATGAAAACGCTATTGAATTGACAGCATATGCTGAATGTTGTAGCACAAGTTATATTTTGCTTCGTAAAAATTTTGATGATAACGACTATATTGGTAAAAAATATAAAAATACAGAAATGGTTGAAATGGAAATTGATGAAAATTATGTAAATGAACACTATAATAATAATTCAGAGGAGGACTCATCCTACGTTGAATTTAAAGAGTATAGAATTAATTTTACCGATTCCACTTGTTGGAATATTCTTTTGAAAAATAGTTCAAATGGATATTATACCGGTTGGATTGACATTGATGATTCAAAATATTTATATGGTTTCAAGGAATTAAAAGATAATCATGACGTTATATCAGAAACTAAATTAATAATCGTTGTGGGGTTACCCGCTTCAGGAAAAACAACATATTGTAAATGTTATCATCAAGAATATGAATTGCATGATGATTTTATAAAAAATATACACGATGACAATTTAATGAATAAATTGCGAACCAATATGAACGATAAAATTATTATAAATGACCCTCGATTATGTGATGAACATATTTTTATAAAATATGTAAAATTATTCATGCAATATATAAAACTTGCAAATATAACCTTTGTTCTTTTTGAAAATAATTCTCATGTATGTATTCAAAATTCCGTGAATAGAAATACGACAAAAGATTTAAATTTAAAAAATACAATATTAAACTATTCTGATATTTACAATGTAAATGATACCTCAAAATTTATTGATTATATTCATAAAGAATTAGAATTAAACAATTATAAAAAAATAAAATATATGGAAATCAATCGCAAGTTGCCCAATATTAAAAAAGTTTTCCAAAATTTAAACCCTTGAATATTTGGTTTTTTTTGTAAATGGGGCAAGACTGACAGTGCCTATATCACTTTAAGGGTTAATTCTTTTTTTTATATGGAAATCATCCCTTATAAATTATCTGGTGTTTTTGCATTTGGTGTATGATATTGTCCATACGAATCAAAATCTGAATTGGCTGTTTGAAATGAAGTATTAGATTTTGCGGAAGATTTGAGTGATTTTTTTGAACGATTAAATTTTTTTATAATATCCTGCATTTTTCTGGTTTTTTTATTTTTTTTGCTTTTAGCTGGTGTTATTTTCACAGGAGTAATAGATGATGGAATACTATCAATTGGTTCTATTATAGATTTTAATTTAGAAACCAATATTTTAAATTCACTATTTTTTCCGTCTTTAATTTTAGCACTTTTTATTTTTCTGTCAATATTTTCAATTGCTTTTTTTCTTGAATCGTCTGTTTTGATTTTTTTTTCGTCAAAATCAAATATTTTTAATTTATCGTCTTGACTTTCAATCAAATTATTAATTCTCAAAATCAAATTTGAAATTTCCTTTTTTATGAGTCCTCCTTTCATTATATATTATTAATATAGATATTTCTAAAGACAAAAATATATCCATGAAAATTCAAAAACAACATAAAACGAACTATAGAATATGACTATAATGTCCGATTACTTTGCCCCTGTTAATACCGATGAACGCCTCAATTTAAAAAAACTCATCACAGAGTGTGAAACTGTTGACAATACAGAATATATCCGAAAAGTGAAACAGAGCATCCCTTTAGCAAAAGACATACAGACAATGGAACGCCTAAAAATGCAAAATACCACTCTTCGTGCGACACATCCCGAAGAGTTTGCACAAATTTGCGAAGGTCAATGTGCTTTTTTATTCAATAGTTATACGGATATTTTCAAGAAATTGCTCAAGGATGAAATAAACCTTGAAATAATGCAACAATTTTTACAAGTTCTAAAAATGGTGGAAGACGGTAACGTGGACCAACACGAAGGTTCAGTCATCATTGGAAGAATTTTAAAAGAATTATATTTAGATTCGGCAATTCGTCGTGGAGATAATTTGGATAAGGAAAACCCCCCTGTTCCAAAAATAGATGGAAAGAAAATTTCTTGGAATGAATTCAAGAGCAAGGTTTAGAGAAAATTGAAAATTTTTTCCCACTTTTATTTTTGTAAAAAAAATGTCAATGATTATCAAAATTCAAACAATCAACAATGGGTTCGAAACTGTCTTTCAAAAAAATACGGATGGAACATTAATGAACACAAAAGAATGCCTCGAAAAAGTTGAAGAATGGTTCAATAAAAACTATTTATACATCGATTTGATATGTGGTGTCGGTATAAAACCGATTTATTTCAAATATGACCAATCAAAAGAAGATGAAATTCTTTTAACTCAAACTTATGCTCTTTCATACACAGCTTATTTGCGAATGAAAAACATTATCGAAAAAGAAAAAAAATAAATCCCAAAAGATATATTTTTTTCCGCATAATGATAAATGCAACATATATTTGTATTGTAGGGGCGCGACCTTAGACCCTCCTTTTTTGATAATCCGAGAACATTATTAAAAAAATCAATAATTTGAAAGTGCAATACACAATAATGATGGCACTATATAAAAAAGTTAATCCCATCAGATAATCACTATAAGTTTATTTGATGGGATTAACTTCAGGTATATCTGGCAGTTCATAAAATTCTATCTTATCTTCATCATAATCTTTAAGCAACACAAAATTGTTACCGTACATTTTATGATAATATATACTATAAAAATCAAAGAAGAGATGTTCTTTTACTTCATAATTTTCTTTGATACCACAGTATTTTTGAATTTTTATGCAATTATTTATGCAATAGAGGTTATTCACATGAATTATAATAAAATATATTTTTCCTTCAACTAAATCCGCAGATATTTTTTTTTCGTAGTTTTGCGTTTCTATCCATTTCACCATAATGTCAAACGAACTGTATTTTAAATCTCCTTTTTTGCAGGTAGAAAATCCATCCACTTCATGATCGCGAAAATATTCTTCCGGAATTCCAATATTTCTCATATAGTCGAGCATTTCTGTCATTTTGAGAGAAAACCAAAAGGAAAAAATTTTCAATTTTTTAAATTAATGCTATATATAAATGCGTTGCAAAAATGGAACTCGAAAATAAACATTGGTTCGCAAAAATAAAAATATTTTAAAAAGTTCTCGTATTAATCAAAAAAGGAGGGGTCTAAGGTCGCGCCCCTACAAAATTGATTTGAAAACAATTCAATAAATATTGCATATACATCAATGAATATCACCATCACCGACCTACAAAAAGCCGACATTTTCTCTCAAATATTCAAGGATATTCGAATATTTACAGACAATATAAATATTATGTTTGAATCGGAAAGATTATATATTCAGTCAATGGACACATCCCATGTAATGTTGTTTGAAATCATTTTACCGAAAGAGTGGTTTGCTACATATGTTATTACAGGAGGCGCTAAAACCATAGGGATAAATACAACAATGTTATATTTAATATTAAATACTCGTGAAAAATCTCAAACTATAGAATTAACATATAATGAAGATGATGTTTTAGAAATTCAGTTTCAAGGCAATGTCAAGGGAGAATTTGATAAACATTTTAATGTGCCTTTGGTAGATATTGAATCGGATACTTTGAATATTCCCGAGTCAGATGATAATCTTGAAATAAAAATGGAATCGGTAAGTTTTGCAAAACTTGTTGGAGATTTGAAAAATTTTGGGGACACTTTACAAATGGAATGTAATGAAGAAATGGTAAAAATGTTATCGGGTATAGATATATTATCGTCATTTACTATAAAATCCGATGATTTCGAGACTTTCAGTATCAATGAAGGGTCTCATTTAAAATTGTCGTTTAGTTTAAAGTATTTGCAAAACATCTGTAAATATAGCAAAATTTCGAAATTTGTCGAACTTAAAATCAACGATAACCATCCGATGAAAATTATCTATGCATTGGACGATACGGAACCTAGCACCAGTTCTTTAACATTTTATTTAGCACCTAAAATCGATGATGATGATGAAGAAAATTGAAAACTTTTTACCCAACTTTATTTTTTATACTACTAAAATGAATACTTGTGAACACAAACACGAAAATTTCTGTTGGATAAAGGGCGAATTTGAATGTGTGGATTGTCTTAGAATAGTAAAAATAGAAAGCAAAAAACAATGCAATCATGAACACGAAAATTTCTGTTGGATAAAGGGCGATTTTGAATGTGTGGATTGTTTACACATTCGACTTGCCCTAAAACCGATAAAAGGTTGACCGATAAAAGGTTGACCGATAAAGGTTTTAATAGCTCTCGGATTTTCAAATAAATGTTGATAGAAAATTGTTGATAGAAAATTGAAAAATTTTTGTCTCTTTTTTTTCGCTAATAAAAATGGATGAACAACTGCAAATAATCTTAGAGCGTCATAAAGACGCTTCTGTTATGAACAGCGGGGTCGACATTTATGAGAACCAAATCGAAGCATTTATAAAAATCGTTCAAATCGCCATTCATTGTCCTTATGTCGCTTTGGTTGCGCAAATGCAATCGGGAAAAACCGACACTTTCCTACTCTGTGCCTTTGAATATTTGAGATTCGATATGGTCGACCAAGTCGTTATATTTTCGGGCAACAGTGATTTAGAATTAAAAAAACAAACCATCAAAAGCATTGATGATTTTGCGTTTAAATATTCTAATTATTTGGAATCTTTAAAAATTGACAGGAGAGAAGCACAATTGATATATCAAAACCAAAAACCAAAAATCAAGGTCGTTTGGTCAAATGATTTGACGAAATGTGTTAAAACAACAGAAAATACTCTATATATTTGGGAGGAATCGCATTATGCACAAAGTATTGATATGTTGCCCTATCATTTTCTCAAATCAATTGACTTGTCTCTTTCGGGTAAAGCGGGTAAATTCATCGAAAAACGAAATTATTTTATTAGCGTTTCGGCAACACCCTTTAGTGAAATTGCCAACATAATTATACAAAAACAAGAAAAAAAAATCGTGTATCTTATTCCAAGTGAACAGTATAAGGGGGTTCAATACTTTTTAGAAAACAATATGATTATTGGACATAAAAATATGGATGTGGAATTGAGAAGAGCGATTATTTCAGCCGAAAGTCGAGTTTCTGCCGACAAACATATCTATGGTATAGTGCGTTGTTATGAAAAATTAGAGAATGAATTTTCCAATATAGCACTTCAATGTGGTTGGATAGTGAAACACTATAATATGGAACAAAAAGAAGTTGACATTGGTTTGCCTATTGAACCTCAACAAAATACCTTGGTATTCATCAAAGGGGCTCTAAGAATGGGAAAACAAGTTTGTAAAGAACACGTCGGTTTTGTTTTTGAAACAAGTGAAAATTCAAATACAGACACTGTTTTACAGGGACTATTAGGTAGAATGTGTTCATTCACAGACGTAAATCATGTGAAAATTTATATACACGATAATGTTATCAATTCGGGTGAATTGGAAAAATACGTGAAATTTATAAAAGGTATATCGGAAGATAATACGCCTAAAATTATACCAACTATGGGTATGAATATCAAACGAAACCATGGAATTGTCCATAAAACCAGCAATAATACCTATAGCAATTGTCCTATCAAGGTTCCAGGAAAATACATCTCATCAAATTGTCCTCCCAATGCTTGTATTATAAGCATATTCAACGATATTGATAACAAAGATTATTCTGGTGTTATCAATAAAAATGACGAAAAACAAAAACAGGAGATTAAAGAAATAATTGGCAACCCCGATACCCGATTCGCAGTCCATAAATTAAGTCGTCCATCCAATCGAGAAAAAATTCCCAAACTATTGGAGTCATTTAAACGTGAAACGGAATTTCATTCAGGTGGAAATTATGAAGTCGTTCATATTTGGATGGTTGATTCACCTATGGAAGAATACAAAGAACTCCATTTAAATGATATATTCATTGAAATAAAAACGAGCACCTATTGCCTAAAAGAAAATCAATACGATTTCACCACAACACAAAAGGAAGTGTTTTGTGTGCCTTAAATATAATCGCACACAATCACTTTTTTTTCAACAATACGAAAAGGTTTACCACAGCCATATATAAGCCCTTTTTGTGATATTTCATCACATATATTTTTTGACAAATGAGGCGGAATTTGTTGATAATTATGTTTGTAAATTCCACACCGAAAAATAGAGCAATTTATTTCCAAAATCTCACATACCTGACCACAATGGGGACATTCAATAACAAAAGGTTCAAACATATATTATGGAGAGAAAGAGTCTTATCATCATATAAATAACAAATATTTCTATAATGTATTGATTTTACATTTTAGACATTTTGTCAATGAAAAGGAGGGGTACCCTACTTTTTTGATTTGTTCACAGCATCCTCTTTTAAAATATTAAAGATTTGTTCGTTTTTTTCTGGGTCAGCCACCTCTCGACTTTCAAAATCAACCAATTGTTTCACTCCAATCAATTCTCCATCTTCAGTAATCGATTGTGTTAATTTATTTCCAGTTTTTCTCGCCAATTCAATATTCTCTTGAATAGCCTTTTTCTTGGTTTCGCGAATTCTATTGTCAAATTCTTGTTTAGCCAATTCCTCATTCTTTATTTTTTCCTTGTGCAGTTGATTCAATTGTTCTTCCATAAATTCAACTTGTTGTGTTTTGTAGGGATTTGGGTCCCAAGGCAACCAAATACCAATAGGTCCCACAAAAGTGCTATGATTTGGGTCTCGATTACGAGTCTTTTTAGCGTGTTCTGATGCCTCTTCTTCCGTCGCAAAATTTCCACGCGCCTTGAATCCGTGAACTGATGTTTGAAAGGCATTATCCTTTTGAAATTGTTGCGTTAATTTATCCTCATTTTTATCAAGGAAATTGCTATAATCGTCTTCAATCGTGGATTGCTCCTTCAATTTATCTGCTTCTTCGTTTAAAAATTCATTATAATCTTTGGTCAATGTCTCAATATTCAAATTGTATTTGTATGCTATAAAATGCAAAAAATCCATAAATTTGGTCATTGATTTTACCCAATCCCATTGCTTTACAAATGAACCAAAAAGGAACATTTCTCTCTTTTTTAGGATATTTCCAGGGGTCAAAAAGGAAAAAACTCCCCAATGTTGTCTTGCTATTTTGGGGTCTTCGTCCAATAAATCGACATATTTAGGATTTGCTGAACCATCATTTAAAGTTTTCTTCTCAAAAGTGCCTTCCATAGTATTCTATAATAAGACCCTATTCTTTATATTGTTTTAGCCATTTATTCATTTGTTTTGGGATATATTTTTTTATTCGTTATAATATATATATAAAATGTCCGGTTTCGATTTAGGTGAATTTATTAAACGTATAATCAAATACCTTATAGAAGGTCTCGTGATAGCCCTAATTTCTTTTGTAATTCCAAAAAAATCTCTCAATATTGAGGAAATCACTATAATAGCCCTAACAGCTGCGGCGACGTTTTCCCTGCTTGATGTGTTTTTACCATCTGTTGCCGCAAGTGCCAAACAAGGTGTGGGATTTTCCATTGGAACGGGACTCACTGGTGGTTTACACATTTTAGGTTAAAAGTTCAACCTTAACACCTTTTGCATCATAAACCCATATTTCGTATTCAAAACCCAATAGTTTAGCGGCAGTTTGTTTCAAAAGAACATTATCCTTTTTTATCTTTAATGTCCAAGTTGATTTTACTTCAATGCACTTATTTTGTGATGGAATAAAAAAATCAACAATATGACGATGCTTTTTTCCAGTATCGTCATCATACCAAAGTTCAGGAACATTATGACCATTGTGTTTTATTTCTGTTTCATCCAACATTTGTAAAAGTTCATCCAACGCAAATCTTTCATATCCCTGTATTTGAAGAATATTTCCTGACGGTAAAATATAATCCTTTTTTTTGAATGAATTATTGAAGTTTTTTTCAATAACATCAACATTTTGCATAGGACTTTTTGTTCCATATTTTATTAAACACGTTTGTCTTGTTTTTTCCTTAATTTCTTCACGTTGTGCTGAATTTTTAACACCATACTTTTCAATCATTGTTGCTTCCGTTTTTCCTCTTATCATTTCATTTTGTTGGGGATTTTCAACACCGTATTTTTCTAAACACGTTTTTTTTTGTTTATCTCTTATTGTTTTATTTTGTGATGGATTTTCAACACCATACTTTTCTAAATTTGTTTTTTTCATTTTTTCATAAACTTCTTTATTTTGTGATGGATTTTCAAACCCATACTTTTCTAAATTTGTATGTTTAACTTTATCCATTATTTCTTTCACCTGTAATGGATGCTCAACACCATATTTTGCTAAACAAACCTTTTTATAATTTTCTTGAACTGTTTTATTTTGAAAAACATATTCACAGCCATATTTTTTTTGTTGGTTTCTTTCATTCTATTTTGTATTTCTTCAACTTGCAAAGGATTTTTTTTTCCATATTTGTCCAAACAAGTATTTTCCTTTTTCTGTATTTTTACAACAACCATACAGTCTGCACAATACCATCCATGGTCCACCAATGTCCGAAACCCTTTTGAAAAAGATTTATCACAATTTTCATTCACACAAATTCCTTCAATGACACTTTCACGGGTGAGTTTGTCGCCAGAATAGTCTTTTAACAATACAAGACCTTTTTCATTCACGTGTTTTTCCAATAAATCAAAAGTAAACATCAATCTTTTCATTATAACAATCACTATAGAATATATAAAATAATATTTATATTCTTTTTGTAATACCCAACAAAAAATTGAACGAAAAAATCCAAACAACAATACCAACAATCGCAAGGCTGACTACTCTCATTAAAAAAGTTTTAAATGACAAGTATGATAAAAATATACTGATTGAAAGATTCCAAAATTTCAAAAAATCATATTTGGCTGATTGCGAACTCATCAAAAACGGATTGCCAATACGTCATCAAAACACCCCCGAAGACATTACAGAAAACATTACTAAATTTATTATAAGAAATTACGAAAAAGATAAAACCTGTGTATGGTGTAAAGGCATCGATAAAAAATATCGCTTAACGGGTGACCTTTATTCAGAAAATTATGAACAAATAGAAGTAAAGTCATTTACATCCGATGGACCCTCTCAATTCGGTCCAGACAAAAAATTCAGTGTATTATATTTCCTCGATTTAAGAAATTGGCTTGACGACGAAATAATATTATGGAAAGTTAATCTCCGTTTTGATTCAAAAGAATTCAAAAAAATCAAAGTGAATAAAAAACAAACTCTTGAAAATCAATTGAGAGAAGGAAGACGACCCCGTATAAGTTGGGATAAAATTAAACCACAAATTGCAGGTTATTATCATCAAATATTTAGAGGAACTTTTGATGATATATTCAATAGTAATCAGATGTTTTCAGCGATACGATTGGCAATCAATGAAACAACAGGAACTGAAACAGCATTACCAGCCAAACTATACAATTTACTTGACGACAGAGTCTCAGGCAACAAATAATCGCGTGGAAACCCCTGTAAATTAAAACATTCTCTTGGTGTCAATTTGCGAATCCCTCGGTCATCCAATATAATAGGAACATTATGACCTCCTGTTCCCATATTGGCGGTCAAAGTCGGACAAACATTATTTTTATTTTCTCTCACATAATATCGTCGATATTGATATATTGTGTTGGTTGAGACATTTTTTGTTACATTTTTTTTCAATTCTTCGAAAATACACGTTGAATCACTATAGTAATATTTCGCTGGAATGTCCGATTCGAGAAATTCAGCAACGGGCATCAATTCTTGTTCAGGAAAATCAAAATGAAACTTGTCGTGTAAATCCCTGTTCAAAAAACAAACAATATAAATTCTCTCCCTATTCTGTGGTATTCCAGTGATTTTGCTGGTATTCAAAACGGAATATTTTATATGATAACCGATATTTGTAATATTTTCGATAATGGTTTGAAATGTCTTGCCTTTGTCGTGAGACTGTAAATTTTTAACATTTTCCAAAATCACGATTTCAGGTGAATGTGACCGAATAATAGATAATATTTTCCAAAAAACATTGCTTCTCTCATCCTCAAACCCTTTTTGCATTCCCGCAATACTAAACGGTTGACAAGGAAATCCTGCGGTTATGATGTGAGATTTCGGAATATCACCATCGGGAATTTCATTGAGCGGTTTTTTGGTTAGGCGTAAGGAGTTGTTCAGATTGAATATTTCTTCAGAACTATCCAATAAATCATTCGCAAAGACGGTTTCAACTTTGTTTGTATTATGAAATGCTAAAGAAAATGCCCCTGTTCCAGAAAACAAATCCATCATTTTTAATTTTTCATTTAGCAATAAATCCATAGTTTGTATATAAAAATATAAACTATTTAATTCAATTTTTTTGTAATAAGGACTGTATCAATTTATTTTTTCATTCTCATAAAAAAATAATTCCCAAATCCATCCCAAAAAAGATTGTTTTTCTTCCGTTGGGTTCTTTTCTTCTCTCAATACAATGGTTTCACTTCGTGGTGTCTCAATATCATAAAAAAACCAATCATCATACATTGCTATAGTATAATATATACATTATTTCCTTTTGGTTTGTTTCCTTTTGGTCTATTTTTTATTCTTCTTCTTCTTTTTTTGGACCGTTGGTCCCCCAACAATTTCATTGGTTAACTCCAAATCTGCCATTATCTTATCAATGTCTTCTTTCGTGGATTTTTCCTGTTTCTCTCCATCCAATTGAAATACCGCATTTCCATTGACCATTTTAATATTCTTTTGTGCTTCTTGTTTCTGTAGTTCAGCGCGTTTTTTCTCCACATTTCTACGCATTCGTTCCCTCGTTTCCATTTGTTTTTCCATTTTCGACAGGGCATTCGTATCAATCTTGACGTTTTTACCCAAGCCCATACCCTTGGTCATATTTTGAAACATATCTTTGAATTGGTCACTTCCAGCACCTCCCATATCCTTGAATTGTTTCATAAATTCCGTTGCTTCTTTAAACATATCTTCTTGACATACTTCCCCACTCTGAAATTTGGACTTTAGTTTTACGGTCAGTTTTTTTATTAAATTCATCATTTTGGATGGGTCTTTCATTAATTTCTTGAAAATATCTTTAGGGTCTCCGCCTTCCATTGCCCCATCATCACCAAAAATATCTTTAAACTCTCCCGCCATTTCCCCCGCCAACTCTTTCGCCAATTTTCCGATTTTTCCATCAAATAGTCCTTTCAAATTTTCGAAAATATTGGCAGGTTTAGGAATATTGTATTGTTGTCTCTCCCCTTCGCTTTCTTTTTTCTCTTCTCCTTCGGTTTCCGCTTCGTTTTGTTGCTTTATATCTTTGAAAAACTCCCCAATACCAGAAACCGCTTCCGTTATCTTGGATTGCAATTCTGATTCATCAATTCCGTCAAATAAATTCGCCGACTCACCAAAGGTCGATTTGTCTTTGAAAGAAGATGTTAGCGTAAACAAAATCAATTGCAAGTATTTCCAAATGGCGGATTTCGTGGTCGCAGTTATATTCTCACAATTGTATAATAATTTGAATTCTACATTGGGAAGAAAAAAGGTATTGATTTCACTGGTTGGTGAAAAAATATCCTCGTTTTGATACAAAATATCGAAAAAACGTTCCGGCATTATTTTGCTAAAGTATTCGTGCAAATAAGTCAATTCATCTTCTTCTAAAGGAAGTGTCCATTTCTCCCATAAATAAGAATATTCGGGAAAGGTGGTCGATAAATCTCTGGTAAAATCACCTATAATGGTTGAAAGTTTGGTTGTTTGTTCCTTTGATTTTTTTGATTTCTTGGTCATTGAACTATAGAAGTATAATATAATTGCTATTTAAACCCTTTTCGTAGGGGAACCAAGGTCTAAAGCGGGGCTTGCTCCGCTAAGCCCTTGCGTCCCCCCTACGACCCCCTCCTTTTTTGTTAAAGGGGAAGGTTCGGACACAGGGCTCCGCAGGAGCCCCTGCTTTAGAACCGTAGGTTTCTGAGCATAATGTGTCTCAAGTATATTTACAATGTGGAACACTATTGATTTTCAAGTCTTATATTGGCACATAGTGCCTAAAATAAGCCTTTGTTATCTCCATTTTCCAAATTGTAAATACACTTGAGAAACATTGTGCCACCATTGATAATGATGACTTTATCATTTATAAATAAATCATAAGAATAAAAATATTTTCTATAATGTTTGAGAGAGAGAAAAAGGGAAGGTTCGGACACAGGGCTCCGCAGGAGCCCCTGCTTTAGAACCGTAGGTTTCTGAAAAATTGATTTTTTGTTCATTGATAAAATACATCAAACAAATGAATATATTATTGAAAACAATAAGAACACCCATTTATGATTTTGATGAACCTAATGATGAACACGATTTGATTGAATACCAATATGAAATTAATCTTCAAAAAATTAACAAGTTTACAAAATGCCACGACATTTTAAAAAATATGATAAAGAATTATACGAAAGAGTATTTAGAAGAAATCTTATATGAAGTGGACAGTTATGGATGCACTGTTTTACATTATGCCTGTATTTATTTTATGAAAAGAGTGGCTCTCCTCATTATAGAAAATACCACCAAAGAATCCAATTTATATATATTATCAAATTCGGGGATGACTCCTCTTATTATTTGTTGTAAAAAAGGAAAGGGTAAAATGCAATGTGTTTTTGATAAAATAATAGAAAAAACACATTTCGAACAAAATTTATATATTGGTAAAAATCATAGTCTCTCATTTTGTATTCATTTTAAAGATACAGAAAAAGCCAAAATGATTCTCGAAAAAACACATTTTGAAGACAATTTATATAAATTGGGAATCTGTTATACACCACTTTTATTGTCTTTTAAAATGGAATGTTTCGACATTGCGCGACTCATAATACAAAAAACACAAAAGGCAAAAAGTCTATTTATTCCCGATGCCAATTTTCACCCCAATAATAGGACCAATATATTTTCATATTTACAGACCAATGAGCCAAAATATTGCACCATTTTATGGGAAATTAATAAAAAATACCAAAGAATAAATAGTATTACAAAAATGAAAATGAGACATATTGAAATCTTTGGTAAAATACCACAAGAAATCAGGGAATATATTGGTTCATATCTCTATTTTGTGACATTATGAATAATATCTACACAATCCCGAATATCGGGGTATTTATAGTCTTTCAATAATTCGTTCAACCAAACAATGGCTTCTTCATCTTTGAAAATATGTCCAAAAAGTAAAGCCCGTTTTAAATCATTTTCTTTATATTGGTGTTTCAATTGGGTAAAGTCTTGACTAACAATTGTTTTGGCCAACATTTTTGTGAAATGTTGTCCATTGGGTGATTTATTATAATTTTGTCCTATAGTGACAAACCATCGCGTTTTTTTTCTCTCCAATGGGAGAAAATTGACAGAAATAATCAGGTGATTATCATTGAACGAAACTCGTGACCATGTAAAACTTGGACTCACATACATATGGAAATTATGAGTTTGATTAACATTATTTATGAATTTCATTAAATCATTGGACAAATAATCAAAAGCCAGACCTACTCGGTCATGGAACCGATAGGGTTTAATGTTTAACGGATATAAACTGCTTCCAAACCCCAAATTATTATGGACATATTCAGGATGTCGAATATCCATAGTATTATAGGCACTATCCAAGAGAGAACAATCCATATCGATTTGTAAAAAATTATTAACATAATTGGGATTTGTGAAAAAAGGAATGCGAAAAGGTCGTTTATGGATGGGATTGTGTGCCCAAAATATTTTGCCATCTTGTTCTAAAACCTCTCCAAATTTGTCTTTTTCTGAAAATTCCAATCCGTGATAATTGCATTTGAGACAACCATTAACAATCTTTCCTGTATCCAATTTTGAACCCATGTGTTTGCAAATATTCATTGTCGAAATCAGTTTTCCCGAGTTATCTTTCCAAACCACCAAAGGAAGATCGCCAATATTACAAGCAAAAGGTCGAGAGAAATCAATGTTTGAGGTAATTCCTAAACATTGCCATTGTTTGAGAAATGGATTCAGTGATGATACGAGTGAAATTTGTAATAGTAATATTGAAAAAAACATTATATTATTTATGGACAAGCATTTATGTTGTTATTCCTGTTGGTGTTATTGCTAAAGATATAACGATGATAAATACACATATTTTATAGTATAAAATATTTTTTTATTTCAAGACAAAATTTACAAAAGGGGTGTCAGGAAAATTTGAATTTTCAACAACATTTATTTTAAAATTATAGGATATTGAAATATATTTGGATTTAGAGACAAATATTCCCAATCAATTTTATCAAAATTTTCTCTCAATAATTCTATCGCATTCCGATTTTTAGACAACATTTTCCAATAAATTTTATCAGAATTTTCTATCAATAATTCTATTGCATTTGGATTTTCAGACAACTTATCCCAATCAATTTTATCAGGGTTTTCTCTTAATATTTCTATCGCATTTG